GGAAGTTTCTGATGAAGAACTTTTCGAAGCTGCAGTTGATGCCAAAGGTCATAAATCTTCCACTGGTGGTTTGACTCAAAAAGGTCGTGATGCATACAATGCCAAGGGTGCTAATTTACAAGCACCCGTGACAACACCTCCATCAGAATTAAAAGCTGGTAGCAAAGCAGCTAATCGTCGTAAGTCTTTCTGTGCTAGAATGGGTGGCATGGAAGGCGCAATGAAGAAACCAAATGGCGAGCCTACTCGTAAGGCACTCGCACTAAGAAAGTGGAACTGCTAATGAAATCATTTTTAACATATTTAAAAGAAGAAAAAGATGCACTTGGCCATGGCTCAGATGCTGGTGATAAACTAAAGCACATTACTCATGCTGAGGATCGTCCATTGATGCATGGGCATGAAGGTTTTGAGCATGCACATGGTGCATTAATGTCTGCTCATGAGCACACAAAGGCTGGAAATAATAGTAGTAAATTAACGATGAAGTTTGATGGTTCACCTTCAGTTGTTTTTGGACATCACCCAAGTAATGGTAAATTCTTTGTTGGAACAAAAGGTGCTTTCAATAAAGATCCAAAGATTAATCATACAGAAGCTGACATCGATAAGAATCATGGTCATGCTCCAGGTCTAGCCACTAAACTAAAAGCAGCACTACAACATCTACCAAAAGTGACACCAAAGAAAGGTGTTTACCAAGGTGACATCATGCACTCTGAGGGTGATGTTGAACATGATAAAAAAGCAGGCACTGCTAAGTTTACTCCAAATACAATCTCTTATACTGCTAAAGGCGATGAAGCAAAGAAAGCAGCTGAATCTAAATTCGGTGTTGCTGTTCATCAAAAGTATGAACACAAAGAAGGTGCTGATAAGAAATCTTTAGAATCAATGCATGTAACTCCACATCCTGATAATCATAACTTCGGTGATCATAAAGACGTGCATCTTAAGACTGCTAATCATGATACTTCTAAAGTAGATTACCCTAAAGAAGCGCAAGACCAATTTCACAAACACATGGCTGCTGCCAAAGAAATTCATGATACTCATGGTCACAAGATGTATGATGCTGTTCATCCTGCTCATAGTGGTGATTCTGGTCATTTGGCTTCTTACATTAATCATACAGTTAAAACAGATACAGTTCCAACTGCTGAAGGTTTACAAGCCCATGTTACTGCTCACTACGAAAAGAAAGCAGCTGGTGTTAAGTCTGATGCTGCAAAGGCAAAACATACAGGCGAAGGTGCTGCACAAGTAGCGCATATCGAAAAGAATAAGTCTCACTACGATAATCTATTGAATATGCATAGTCACTTGGCAAAAGCAAAAGATACATTAGTTAAAAGTTTAAATACTCATACTGGTGGATTAGATCATCACATTGGTGATAACAAAACAGATCCAGAAGGATTTGTTATTAATCATGAGCACAATGGAAAAGAAGAGCCAACTAAATTAGTTAATCGTAAAGAGTTTAGTAAAGCCAACCTATTAAAAGTATACAAAAAATGATTACATTTAAAGAAGCCAAAGATGTGGGTGGCCATGGGTCTGAAAAGCACCATGCCATGGTATTCGGTCGCATGAATCCAGTAACTTCTGGTCATGAAGCTGTTGTTAAAAAGATGCATGATGTTGCCAAAGAACATGGTGCTGGTCATTCTTTAATTGTTTCTCACAGTCAAGATGCTAAAAAGAATCCTCTTTCAGCAGATCAAAAAGTTAATCATGCAAAGAATGCATTTCCAGGAACTAATGTATCTTCTTCTAGCAAAGAAAAACCAACTATCTTACATCATGCTGCAGAGTTACACAAACAAGGTGTGACACACCTGCATGTAGTTGCTGGTTCTGATCGTCATAAAGATATGCATGATCTACTACATAAGTATAATGGTCAAGATTCTGGTCATGGTCATTACAATTTTAAAAAGATAACAGTACATTCTTCTGGTGAGAGAGATCCAGATGCCGAAGGTACTGAAGGAATGTCGGCAAGTAAAATGCGTGAGCATGCAGCATCTGGTAATAAAGCAGAGTTTCATAAAGGAACTCCTTCATCAATGAAACCAGAACATAAAGATGCTATGTACAATGATGTGCGTAAAGGTATGGGTATTAAAGAAGAACTTAAAACATACAAAGAACTTATGGAAGACAGTTATCTAACTAAACTTATTTCTCGTCATAGACGTGGAGAGAAACTAGCAGCAAATGAACAAGAATTAGTTGCATCTTCTTTAAAGAGAAGTAAGATTTATGGTAAGTCTAAAAATGCAATTAGTTCTGAAGTTAAAGAAGAACTAGAAGAGTCTGTTTCTGAGTTAAACAAACATATCTCTGATTTCTCTAAAGGTGTTAAATCTTCATCTGCAAAACAAAGCACATACAAACGTGATAATAAAGCAATTCATAATATGAAGCATGTTGAGACTGATTCAGATCACCAAGCAGTATTTAAACATCTACAAAAGATGGGTTACAAAAAGACTTCTGGTTACGATTCAAAACCAAATGAGTTTGATATGCATCACAATCGTGAAGAGATGACATCAAAGAGTGATCCAGTTCATCATTCATCTGGTGTTTCAGCCCATGTCGAAAAAGAACATGGTGGTAAGACTAAAGTTCACTTCACGCATCGTCATATTAAAGAAGAACTTGTTAATGAACTATCCACTGATCTTCTAGCAAGATATAAAACAGCTGCAGGTGCATCTGCCAAAGCAGCTGATGCTTCTGGTAACTATGCCAAAGGCGACAAGCGTTTTAAAGGCATAAACAAAGCAACAAACAAACAGTTTGACAATGATCTAAAGAAACATAATCAAGTCAAAGAAGAAACTCTCGATCAACAAGCTGATCGTGTAAAACAATTGAAGAAGTTTAAAGACATGATGGCTGGTATGAAGTTAGACGAAGTGAAGACTGGTAATCCAGGATATGGTTATCATGGCCAACACCAAACAACACATAATGGTGATGAGGCATATGAAAAGATTCATGCTCATGTTAAAAGTTTAACTGATAGTGATGACAAAACTGTAAAGCATTATCTTGATTCTGCACATGGTCGCCATCTAGTTGGACATGAAGATGATCATGAACACATTAAAAAAGACTTTAAGAAATTTAGTAAATATTATCGTCCAGCGATGCATGAAGAACTTGAATTAGAAGAATCATTCGAAGACGCTGATAAACATCTTGCATTAGCAGACAAAGCCCAACGCAATAAGGATATGTTCTCTCACCATATGCACATGGCAGACTATCATGGATCATTAGCTGATTGGCATGATTCAAAGGGTAGAAGTAGTGCTGGTGATCGTCATTTGGATAAAGCAGCAGACCATGAAGAACTAGCACATGCTATAAAGAAAAAGTCTGTTAGTGAAGGAACTCTGCAACCATCAGGTACAGATAAAATAGAAACGGCTGGCAGTCCAGTGTCAGATATTGGAACACAAAAATTAAAGGTAACCAAAGTGAAATCATTTAAATTTTTTACAGCTGAACAAGTTCAGCCAATTCAAGAAGCATCAGTCAAATCTGAGAAACATAGCTGGGGTAAAATGATGACTGTTCATCATGGAGCCAGCCATTCATATCCTTTACATCCAGAACATCAAGAAGCAATCAGAAATTTGAAACATGGTGAAAAAACTTCTTTCAAAGATGAAACTGGTGCTAAAGTAAATGTACATCGTGATGTTCAAGATGTTCACTTCACTTCTAACAAGACAGCTACTAAGACTACAGTTCCTCATAGTCATTTTAGCGAAGAAAATGAATTAGATGAAAAACTAATTGGTAAACAAAAGAACATAGACAAGAACAAGAATGGTAAAGTCGATGCTCAAGATTTTAAGATTCTACAAAAAGAAAATGCACCAGTCGCTCCAGTTCCAGATAAGAAATACATCAAAGGTACTCCAGAGAACAAAGCATTGAAAGCATCACGTAAACCAATCAATGGTATGCCAACGAATGTAAAAGAAGAAGTTACAGAAGCACTCAATGATAATTTACATCCAGCAGGTGCTGCATTACTAAAACATATTAAACCAGAACACCATAATAAATATAAAGAACATCTAACTACTGATGTATTTACTGGATCATATAAAGATCGTTCAGATGTTTTAACTACTGCTAAAAATGCTGGCCATCTAAAAGAAAACTCTAAACAAGAAGATCCTCCTTTTGATGGTCCATACAAATCTACTTTCAAGAAACCAAATAATCCAAGTCGTTCAGGTATGGATTCAGCACGTGCATTAGCACAACGTGCCATGGGTAAGGTTAAAGAAAAAGCCATTAAAGAAGATAACGAACAACTCGATGAAGTTAATCATCGTGATTTTGCTTCACAAGGTAAGATGCACCCAGACATGGCCAAGCATATGAAGACTGGCCAAGAGATGGACTTCTATCATTCTAAGACTGGTGACAAGATCTCTGGAATTGTTAAACACAACAGCGGATCTGAAGTGCACGTTAAAGCACATAAAGATGGTAAAGTTGGTGCAGGTGAAGTCCACAAATTTAATGTTACATCTAAATTAGATGAAGCAGCACCACTTAAAAAGATTGATCATGTAAACCTTCCAGGTGAAGCACCACATGAAGAAAAATGGGAACCAGCTAAGAAGAAAATGGTTAAGAAAGAATCATTATCATTCTCTGATTTCTTAAATCGTATAGATGAAATTAAAATGGCAGATCTGCCATCTCGTAAAGTTCAAGGTCGTTCTTATGGTGCAGACTATGAAGATCCAGCTGGAGCATTCGAGACAAAAGACGATATGAAAAAAGCAGAGCCAAAAAAGGCTGGGCGAAAAGTGGGGCAAAAGGTTGGTGCAAGAGCCAATCTCGGAAATTCTAAATTGCATCAAGCATAAATAATAATAGTCCAATCTAAGGAGAACAACATGGCACTATGGGGAAATATCGATTCGGCAGCACCATCTGCTGGTACAACAGTTAGCGTAACAAATGCTAGCACTGCTGTTACTGGTGTTAGCACTGCATTCTTAACAGACTTATCAGTGGGTGATGTTCTTATGATCACTTCTGGTACTACTACTAAAAATCGTGTTGCAGCTATCGCTTCCGACACAGCATTGACTTTGGCTGATAACTTTACTGGCACTACTGCAGCAACTCTAGCAATTGCTAACGTAAAGATTCAGAAAGCACCTAAGTTTGTTTATCAAGATTCTAACCAAACTAGTGGTAAGACTTCTTTGGATCAAACATTCTTTGTTGACTCTACTGAAGCAACTATCGCTTCTAACAAAGCGAAAGGTATTACACATTCAGGCTGGTGGAGAGTTAAAACATATACTGACTCTGCAAGCGCAACACGTTATAAAGCAGTTTGCTTAGTTGCTATGGGAACTGCAGTTGGTGTATCATCTGATGCTGCTGACGATGCGACTGTAGCAGACGCATAATAAATACATTATGTATGTAAGATGGGGAGGTTTTCTCCCCATCTCTTTCTTGAAGGTATTATGGTGTGAATGAAAAATTAACTGAAGCGAATTTCTTAGTATATGCAATGCATCATTATGACAATCCACAATGTCACAGTCTGCAAGAATTTGAAGAAGATTTAAAAAAGATCCTCTATCTTAAAAAATTATTATCTCGTTATAAGAATAATAATGAATTGAGAGAACGATTGATATTAAACCATATTATTGTTCTTTACAATATTTTTGGCGAAGCAACAATAAAGATGTTGTTTTTTAAGATAGAAGAATCTTGCTGGGATTCACTGATTACATTTTTAGTATATCTTGATCGTATGCCTGAAACTATTCCAGAATATGGAATCATACTTTCTGATGTTACATTAGATGAGTATATCATCGCAAATTTAAGGAAACTCTAATGAGTCGCATTGTAGACAACATGATTGCTTATAGAATTGTTCGCATGCTTGTGACAGATTTCCCACAAACAGATGCGTTCAGACTAGGCATTATCGATGCCCATGGCAATGCAATTAAGCGTTCAAGTATGCTTAATACAGATCAAGAGAAAAACTCTTATACTTATTTGCATCGTTTAGTTTTCAATATGAAGAAGTTGATCAATAGACTTGGTGGAGAGAATAAGTTAAAGAGTATGGCTGCAGCATTGTGGTTGATCAGAGAGTATTATGAAAGTGGTTCTAGAACTACATCTAATATGGAAACCAAGTATAAGAATTTGATCGAAACATTAAACCACAATGTTATTCTTGTTGAAGAAGAAATTCTTATCAAGAAAGTTTTAGCAGAAGATGCGCCAGCTAATGCAACTGGTGCTGCAGTTTCTACAAATGAACCAAAGATTGAACCAAAGAGCAAAAAGAAACCTATCATGGGTATGGCTCGCAGACCAGCACTAGCAGTTAAAGAGGTTTGTTAAATGTGGATGCTGTCATTTGTACCTGATGCGGTACTCCATTTAGTTGTCTTTGGTATTATGATTACGGGCATAGGCATCTATGCCCTTAGTTTTTTTACAAGATTTATTCCACCACTAATTCCATATTCTGGAATTGCTAGAATTGTTGGAACTATTCTTATGATTAGCGGTGTTTATTTCTATGGAAGTTACGCCACTGAAATGTCATGGAGAAATAAAGTATCTGAGTTAGAGACTAAAGTTGCTGCTTCTGAAGCCGAATCTAAGAAGACCAATATTCAAATACAAAAAGTATACATAGACAAAGTTAAGATAGTAAAAGAAACGCAAGTAGTAATACAAGAACGAATTAAAGAAGTTGAGAAGCGCATTGACTCACAATGTACTGTTGATACTGAAGTTATTAATATCCTCAATGAAGCTGCAAAGAGGAAAGCGAAATGAAACTGTTATTGATTGTTCCTGTATTATTATTAACTGGGTGTTTAGCGACACCAGTACAGAGAAGTTTTCCTGATGTTCCTGAAGAACTAAAGGTAGCTTGTCCAGATTTGATGTTACTCGAGCCGACAACGAAACTAAGTGAAGTAGTTTCTGTTGTTTCCAAAAACTACGGTCAGTATCAAGAATGTCAGATTAAAGTAGACACTTGGATTGAATGGTATAAAACACAAAAACAAATATTCGAGAGTGTCAAATAACATGGAAAATCTACCACAGGAAAGAATAGCCAAATTGGAAGCACAAGTTGAAGGTATTAAGAGTGATGTTGCTGATGTAAAGCAAGACATCAAAGAACTACACTCACGTGTTACAACAGTAACTAGAGAGATAACAGATCACGTTGATACTAAGTTCGATAATCTAATTGCACGCTCTAATACACATGAAATTAAGGATGTAAAAATTGAGCAAAAACTAGATGCAATGATTGTCTGCATTGAGTCGATCAAAGCTGGAGTTGCCGAAGTGCATGAATGTTTAGATCGCACTGGCACCAGTCTAGATGACAAGTTAGAAAAGTTAAAAGAACGCATAGGGATACTTGAGAAATGGCGTTACATGATTGTGGGTGGCGCAATTGCACTTGGTTATCTAGTAGGTCATCTGGATTTCTTTGCAAAATTCCTGAACTAATATTTGCTTTGCAAGAGCATATGGGGTATAATTACTCTATATGCTCTATATTGACAACAAATATGCACAAATCCTTGGCGGTCGTCTAAGGAACTTCACAAAGAAGAAAGACTATCTCTGGAACTTTTCATGTCCAGTGTGCGGAGATAGTTCAACCAACAAACTAAAAGCACGTGGTTACATCTTTCGTGCCAAAGCAGATCTTTTCGTAAAATGTCACAACTGTGGTTACAGTACCAATCTCGGTAACTTAATCAAGTATGTCGATACTAAGTTATATGATGAATATGTTCTTGAACGCTACAAAGGTGGCGCAACAAGATACAATGATCACAAAGACATTGCTGATACCAGTGTCACTCTAGAAACTCCCACAGAAGATTTACTCGAAGATGATATCTTATCATCTCTCTCAAGAATTGATAAACTACCACTGACACACCCAGCAGTTAAGTATGTTATCGAACGAAAGATTCCACGTGAAAACTGGAGTCTTTTGTACTTTGCTCCGAAGTTTAAAGCATTCACCAATTCAGTGACTGCTAAATTCCAAGGGCCAATTAAGGATGAACATCCTCGTATGATCATTCCTTTCTTTACACCAGCAGGTAAGTGTTTTGCTTTTCAAGGCAGAGCATACGGTAAAGAAGAACCTAAGTATTATACCATTAAGGTTGATGAAACACAGGAGAAAATTTATGGACTCGATCGCTTGGATTATAGCAAACGCATTTACGTGGTCGAAGGACCAATTGACTCGCTTTTCATACCGAATTGTGTGGCTGTGTCAGGAAGCAGTTTTGATACCCCTACTATCAGGCAGTTACTTACTAATGCAACTTTAATAATGGATAATGAGCCAAGAAGTAAAGAGATTGTAAAACTTCTTGACAAAAATATAAAGGCAGGTTATTCTGTTTGTATGTTTCCAGAACATATCCAACAAAAAGATATAAATGATATATTTTTACATAGCGGAATGACCATAGATGAGATTTTAGAGACGATAAATACAAATACCTTCACAGGTATTGAAGCGAGTCTTAAATTTAGTACATGGAAAAAAATATGAATGTTAGAATGATTAGTTATAGTAAACCCTCTCGAGAGATGTATGATGAGGGTTTGTTAGATGTACAGGAGTTGGTTGCGTTCTGTGCACGTGTGAGCAATCCAAGTAACCAATTCAACACAGAGACATCAGAGAAGTTAATTAAGTATTTAATTAAACATCAACACTGGTCACCACTAGAGATGGTTAGTGCATGTTTAGAAATTGAAACTACTCGTGATATAGCAAGACAAATGCTACGTCATCGATCTTTCTCTTTCCAAGAATTTAGCCAACGATATGCAGATCCAACCAAAGACTTATCTTTCGTTCTCAGAGAAGCCCGACTCCAAGATACGAAGAATCGTCAAAATAGCGTTGAGAATAATAATCTAGCATTGGCTGCATGGTGGGAAGAAAGGCAGAAGCGAGTTATTGAAGAAGCAAGAAATGCTTATGACTGGGCAATTACCAACGGTATTGCCAAAGAACAAGCAAGAGCAGTACTACCAGAAGGACTGACTGTTTCTCGTTTGTACATGAATGGTACGTTGCGTAGCTGGATTCATTTTATCGAACTCCGATCTGCAAATGGTACACAAAAAGAACACCAAGAAGTCGCACGTGAGTGCGCAAAGGTAATTGCTGAGGTATTTCCTCTAGCAAATGAATTAGTAAAACTATAAAGAATAACAGGGCAAGATATGGAAATTGTGCATGGCATAAAGGTTGACTACAACCGAGATAGTTTGTTTGACGAGTTGGGTAGAATTAGATTAAAAGAAAGTTACATGAAGGATGATGAGGTAAGTCCACAAGAGAGATTTGCTTTTGTCAGTAAAACATTTGGGAGCAATGAAGAACATGCGCAGAGATTATACGACTACAGTAGCAATCATTGGCTCAGTTATTCTACTCCCATTCTTTCTTTTGGTCGCAGTAAGCGTGGTCTGCCTATATCATGTTTCCTTAATTATATTGAAGATACAGCGGAGGGTCTAGTTGATAATCTATCTGAAACAAATTGGCTTAGTATGTTGGGCGGTGGTGTTGGGATTGGCTTTGGTATTCGTTCGGCTGACGATAAAAGTACTGGCGTTATGCCTCACCTCAAAATGTATGACGCATCTAGTTTGGCATACCGTCAGGGTCGCACCCGTCGTGGCAGTTATGCTGCTTACTTATCTATTGACCATCCAGATATCATCAGTTTTTTAGAGATGCGCAAGCCTACAGGCGACCAAAACATGCGTACTCTAAACATGCACCATGGGATTAATATCCCAGATGCATTCATGGAAATCGTTGAAAAGTCAATGCTTGATTCTGATTTTGATGATTCTTGGAAATTGGTTGATCCAGCGTCAAATGAAGTTCGTGAAACAGTTTCTGCAAAAGAACTTTGGCAACGCATTCTTGAAATGCGTATGATGACTGGTGAACCATATCTACACTTCATTGATGAGTCTAATCGTAAGATGCCTCAACACTTGAAAGATCTTGGATTAAAAATCAACCAGTCCAATCTCTGTTCGGAAATTATTCTTCCAACTAATGAGAAGCGAACAGCTGTTTGTTGTTTGTCATCATTGAATTTGGAATACTATGATGAATGGAAAGATCATCCTTTATTCTTAAAAGATGTAGCTGAGATGCTTGATAATGTTCTTCAATATTTTATTGACCATGCACCATCTTCTATTAAACGTGCTAAGTATTCTGCACAGCGTGAACGCAGCATTGGTATTGGTGCATTAGGTTGGCATGCTTATCTTCAAAAGAATAATTTGCCATGGGAATCTCCGATGTCTGTTGGTAGAAACAAACAGATTTTCAAAACAATTAGGGAGAAATTAAATGAAGCGAATATTGAATTGGGTAAAGAGCGTGGAGAAGCACCAGATTGTGTGGGCACTGGATATAGGTTTAGTCATCTTATGGCTATTGCTCCCAATGCTTCTTCTTCCATTCTTATGGGGAATACTAGTCCTAGCATTGAACCTTATCGTGCCAATGCGTATCGACAAGATACTCTCTCAGGTTCTCACTTAAACAAGAATCGTTACCTTGATGTGGTTATTCAGAATGAATCAAAAACTCATAAAGAAGGTTGGGCAGACGAAGTATGGTCTAGTATCATTGCGAATGATGGTTCAGTTCAGCACCTCGATTGGATGGAAGACTGGACAAAAGATGTTTTCAAGACTTCTATGGAAATCGACCAGCGTTGGGTCGTTCAACATGCGTCCGACAGACAAGAATATATTGACCAAGCACAATCGTTGAATGTGTTCTTTAGACCAGACAGTCATATCAAATACATCCATGCTGTGCATTTCCAAGCATGGAAACAAGGATTAAAGACTATGTACTACTGTCGCAGTGATAAGATCGCCAAAGCAGATAAAGTATCTAAGCGTATCGAACGTGAGGTTATCAAAGAGATTGATCTTCATGCACTAACAGAAGGTAATGATTGTCTGGCATGTGAGGGTTAATAATGTTAGAAGGTATAAATCAGTGGGACTCTTTCTTCACAAAAGAAGAATATGATAATGTTGACAAAGAACTATTAAATCATGAGTGGGTTTTTGGTGCCAGTCCCAATAATAATTTACTTGAAGGTAATAAGGTAAGACAATTCTGGTATAAAGACTTGATGGAGTCTGAATATATTAAAGAGTTGTTTAGATTCAGAACAGAAGATTATCTAAATGCAAAAGTAGAGACAATGCGTCTCTACGCAAATGGACAATCACATGGAATGGCAGGACATATACATGAGGATGTTCCACCAGATGAACCTGGAATTTGTGGTAGTATAGTATATTTCTTTCAGGCTGACTGGAAACCAGAATATGGTGGGCATTTAATCTTCTTGTCACCAGAAGATCCAAACAGAGTGATGTTGTCAGTATTCCCGAGATCAAACTCCGCAGTTATATTCAACTCAAAGTTATCTCACATGGCATTCGATCCATCAGTATACTGTACAAATCAAAGAATAAGCATAGCATATAAATTTAGGGTAAAAGAATGATAGCAAAAACAAAATCAAATCTAACAGATCAACGAACATATTTCAAACCATTTAATTATCCATGGGCTTATGACGCATGGTTAAAACATGAACAAAGTCATTGGCTTCATACAGAAGTTCCAATGGCTGAAGACGTTAAAGATTGGAAGAAAAAACTAACTAATGAAGAAAAACACTTCCTCACAAATATCTTTCGATTCTTTACACAGGGTGATATCGACGTGGCTGGTGGCTATGTTAACAATTATCTACCTTACTTCCCTCAGCCTGAGATTCGTATGATGCTTATGGGGTTTGCTGCACGTGAAGCACTTCACATTGCTGCTTACTCACATCTGATTGAAACTCTCGGCATGCCTGAATCCACTTACAATGAATTTCTTGAATATCAAGAGATGCGTGACAAGCATGATTACGTTACAGAATTAAGTTCCAAGAATGGAACACTCTCTTCAACTGCAACCCACATTGCCGTGTTCAGTGCTTTCACTGAAGGGATGCAGTTGTTCTCTTCGTTCATCATGCTTCTTAACTTTCCTCGTCATGGTATGATGAAGGGAATGGGACAAATCGTTACTTGGTCTATCGTTGATGAAACAATGCACTCCGAGAATATGATTCGTCTGTTCAAAGAGTTTATTAAAGAAAATAATGAAATCTGGAATGATGAACTAAAAGGAAAGATTTATACCATTGCTGAGAAGATGGTTGAACTTGAAGATAAATTCATCGATCTCTGTTATGCCAATGGTGATATGCGTGAACTTTCTGCAGCTGATGTCAAACAATATATTCGTTATATTGCTGATCGTAGATTGATCAGTCTCGGCATGAAAGGTATCTACAAAGTCAAACGCAATCCATTACCATGGGTTGAAGAAATGATCAATGCGCCAGTGCATGGTAACTTCTTTGAGAATCGTGTGACAGATTATGCTAAAGGTGCTTTGTCTGGTAGCTGGAATGATGTATGGGGGAAAGCAGCATGATAGTAAAACAATTTAATTGCAATCATTGCGATGCAGAAGGAAAGATAACAATAAAGGGTGATGACTTTAATTTCGAAGATATCGTTCATTGCCCACTATGTGGTTCTGACATTTATGAAGAAGAAGGGTTAGACGAGGATGAATAAATATGTCTTATGTGGACATATCAAAATATCATTGTTGAAGAATTACCCGAATGTGTTGGCTTTGTTTATTTAATTACGAACAAAGCCAACAGTCGTATGTATGTGGGGAAGAAACTATCAAAGTTTTCTAAAACATCCTACAAAATGGTCACATTAAAAAATGGGACTAAGAAACGAAAGAAAATCAAATCTAAGATAGATTCTGATTGGTTAGATTATTATGGTTCCAGCGAAGAACTAAATAAAGATATACAGTCTCTGGGTAAGGAATCCTTTACTCGAGAGATTTTATTCTTTTGTAAATCAAAGGCTGAGTGTTCTTATATCGAGGCACGAGAGCAATTTGCAAGGAAAGTACTAGAGTCCGATGCATACTATAATGGACAGATATCTGTTCGAGTGCATGGATCTCATATAAAAAATAAACTATGACATATCTACTATTCGCAGTAGCATTATCCCTTTCAGCTGTTGCAGCATGGTACGCCATTGCTGGACTTTGCGCAATTTTTGCTGCAGCAGTGATACCGATTGCCATTATGGGTTCTCTGTTAGAAGCAGCAAAACTTGTAGTTGCATCATGGCTTTATAGAAACTGGAATGAAATTCCAAAACTTATGAAGTCATATTTCACAGTATCATTAGTAATTTTGATGTTGTTAACTTCTATGGGTATCTTTGGTTTCTTATCAAAAGCCCACTTAGATCAAGCAATACCAACAGGTGATGTTCAATCAAAGTTAGCTCTCATAGATGAAAAGATAAAAACCGAAAAGGAGAATATCAATGCAAGCCGTAAAGAACTTACTCAACTCGATGCTCAAGTGGATCAAACCCTCAGCAGAACAACCGAAGCCAGTGGAGCCGATCGTTCCATCTCCATCCGCAGAGGACAGCAAAAAGACAGAGCCAGAATCCTTACCGAAATCGGTGCAGCGCAAACCAAGATCGCCAAGTACAACGAAGAACGTGCCCCGATCGCCAGCGAAGTCCGTAAAGTCGAAGCCGAAGTCGGTCCAATAAAATACATTGCTGCAGTATTGTATGGTGATAATCCAGAAACAGACATATTAGAAAAAGCTGTTCGTTTCGTTACAATGCTTATCGTAGTAGTGTTTGATCCACTGGCTGTACTATTATTGATAGCAGCAAACTGGAATCTTTCACGTAGTAATAAAAAAGAAATAATTGATGCTGGAACTTTACCTGCTGAAGAACCACCAAAAGATCATATTTTAAATATAGAAGATAATATCGAGTCTGAAGATAAAGTTACACCTATTCAGACCGATACTATAATAGAAGAAGATCTTGCTGTAACAGAACAGACTCATACGAAAGATTGGGAGCCAGAGTTATTTAATACTCTCCCGAATACCTACGTGACTCCTAAAGCAAATCACTTTATGACAAGCGTAAGAGAATTTCTTAAACCGAACAGAGATACTGCTCCAGGAGTTTCAGTTAAGACTATTGAGTATGATTCTGCAGGAAGAAGGATTACTCCTACAACTGAAGAAGAACGAGCTAAAACTATAGAAAAAGAAGTGGAAGATTTGCAACCTTCAGTCGGTAATCCGACCATTCCTAAATAATTTTATAATAACTATAATAGGAATATTTCGATGGCAGAAGTAAAACAACTATCTCGCTCTGAAAGAGAAGCGCAGATAAAAGACAAAGCAGGGATGGTAATCTGTATACTTGCAGCATTACTAGCCATAAACACATTAGTTGGTGGTTCAAATTCCAGTAAAATATTAAATAATACGATTGAAGCAAATAATACGTGGGCATTTTTTCAGGCAAAGTCTATTAAACAAACACTAGCAGAAATGGCATATGACGATGCCGTTCGTTCTAATGACAAGAA